AGGGAACTACACCAAGCCTGAGCTGCGCAAGCGCATCTTTAACGCCGTGAAGGCAGAGGCTACAGCTGGCACTGGCGCAGGACAGTGGAGCGCGAGAAAAGCCCAGATGGTGGCGCAGCGCTACAAAAAAGCTGGCGGCGGGTATCGTGATTAAAAAGCCGCAGAAATCCCTCAAAGATTGGGGCGACCAGAAGTGGCGCACCAAGTCAGGGAAGCCTTCGTCTAAAACGGGAGAGAGATACTTACCTGAAGCAGCTATTAAGGCTTTGTCCCCTGCTGAGTACGCTGCAACGACGAAAGCCAAGCGGGCAGGAAAAGCCGCCGGAAAACAGTTTGTAAAGCAGCCTAAGACAGTGGCAAAGAAAACAGCGGGATTTAGATAAATCATGCCACTTTTACGACTTGCCCTTAAGCCAGGAATTGACAAGCAAAATACGGAGTATGGTGCTGAAGGGGGCTGGGTTGACGGAGACAACATTCGTTTTCGTTATGGGCTGCCAGAGAAAATGGGCGGCTGGAAGGCTTTTGAAGACACCTCAGTATATTTTGTAGGAATGGCCACCGCCTTAATTACATGGAACGATTTAGATGGGGCACCGTACATCGCCATGGGCACTAGCCGTAAGGTTTATGTTTTTTATGGCGGAACATGGGCGGACATCACACCTATTCGTGACACCGGAACAGCAACTTTTACCACCACCAGTGGCTCAACAACAGTAACGGTTAATGACGCATCGCATGGTGCAATCATAGGAGACTTTGTTACCTTTAACACGGTAACAGGAAATCCTGGCGGGATTTCTAATGCAAGTTTGACTAACGAGTTTGAAATCCAAACGGCACCTAATGCAAACACATACACGATTGTGTCTCCTACGGCTGCAACCTCAACCGTAGGGGCAGCAGGAACAGCTAATGCAGTCTATCAAATCAATGTGGGAACAGCCACAGGCACTGTGGATTTTGGTTGGGGAACAGGCACTTGGGGGTTAAGTACATGGGGCACGCCTCGCCCAGCGACAGGGGGTCTTTCCTTGGCCGGTCGAGTTTGGCAGTTTGATACCTACGGCGAAAATTTAATTTTGCAACTTGTAAATGGGTCTGTCTACGAATGGCTGCCAAGTCTAGGCATTGGAACACGGGCCACGGTCATCGNAGGTGCACCTACTAAGAGCGCATTTGCACTTGTGTCTACACCAGACAGGCACTTGGTGTGTTTTGGTACGGAGACCACGCTAAGTAGCCCCACTACCCAGGACCCCATGTTTGTGCGGTTTTCTGCACAAGAAAGCATTGGGGACTTTGTTGCTACGGCCACCAACACGGCCGGCGGACAACGGCTCACGGACGGCAGCGAAATTATTTCAGCAGTGCGTTCACGCGGTCAAATATTGATTTGGACCGATACGGCCTTGCACGGCCAGCAATATATAGGGCCTCCCTACACTTTTGGCTTCCAACAGCTAGGAAGTAACTGCGGCATCATTAGTCCTCACGCTGCGGCAGATGTAAACGGCGTTGCTTTTTGGATGAGCAAAGACGCGTTTTTCATGTTTGACGGAACCGTTAAAAAACTTGCCTGTACCGTTCAAGACTATGTATTTGAGGACTTAAATTCAGTGCAGTCTTTCCCTGTCAACATAGGAATTAACACTCAATTTAATGAAGTGACATGGTTTTATGCAACTTTAAGCAGNGATTACGTTAATCGCTTTGTGACTTTTAACTACCTTGAAAACGTCTGGTCCGTTGGCTCCATGCCCCGCACCGCATGGCGAGATGCGGGAACTTTTAAAAAACCTGTTGCCACGGAATACGATCCCGATTCGACAGAGGCAACCATTTCCACCATCTATGGTTTAACAGCGGGTCGTTCCGTGTTGTACAACCAAGAAGACGGGGTAGATGCAGATGGGGTTGCTATTGAAGCGTTTATTTATTCGGGATATTTTGACATTGGAGACGGGGACCAAGTCCTTTTTATGAAGCGCTTTATCCCAGATTTTAAGAACCAGGTGGGAGACTTGACTGTGCGACTGTTGTTGCGTCTTTATCCTCAGACCTCTGCAACGGCCAGTTCTTTGGACCCATACACAATTACGCCAACTACGGACAAAATAGACACTCGCGCGCGGGGAAGACAAATTCAGCTACGCATTGAGAGTGGTGAGATAGGGGACCGTTGGCGCTTTGGCACGATGCGTGTTGACATTCAACCGGATGGATACAGATGAGTAAGATCACCAACGTGCGCCTGCCTAATGCAACGCCGGCCTATGAGGCATCGCAGTTTAATCAACTGGTACGCTCGCTTGAGCAGATTATTTTACAGCTCAACAGCACTTACACCCCTGTTGTAACCGAAGACAAGGACCAGGCGCAAACCTGGTTTCTTGGAAAATAATGTCAAACGCATACAAACGCTTTCAAAAAACGCCGTCCGCAACCATACCGTTAATTGTGTTAACGGTTCCTGCTGCCACAACCGCGATTGTCAAGTCTATTTGGATAGCAAACATTGGTTTAAATAGCACTAACATAACGGTTACCTTTGCTCCTGACGGGGCCGGAACGCACTACATCGTGCCACTAGAATCGGTAGCCCCCAACAAATATGTAGACCTCTTGGCCGGTTGGAACGCGGGCCCTTTGGTGCTTGAGGAATTCGATGAGTTGTTTGTCACTTCTTCGCAAGATTATGTTTATGTGACTGTGAGCGCGCTTTTGGTGGACAGAAGCTAGGACTTTAAGGGATAATTGGCTTAAATTCGCGTCCTTTCCCGACGCGCGGCCCATGAGGCCTTTGGCAAAAACTGGAAAGGACTATCATGGCAAATGAAGGAATCATGGCCCTGCCCCAAGGCATGGACATGCAAGGCGCAGAGCCTCAAACACAGCAGCCCACCGTCTCAAGCGCTGACTCGTATGACGCTGCGCAAACAGCTTTGGGCATGTCTAGCCCTGGCGATCAAGAGGTTTTAAAAGCCGCCATTCGGGAAAATTTGACGGACGAGCAGCTGTCCCCCCAGGAGTTGCGGACCTTCATTCTTACCTTTGAAGAGCTGTCACAAAACCCCGGCGGATATAAGCAAGCGCGCCAGCAGTTGATTGACAATGACTTTGTTGATCCCGAAGATTTGCCAGAAGAGTACGACGCAGAGTTCCTTGGCGCGGTGCTGGCGGTCCTCAATGAAATGCAGCTGATGCAAGGGCAGGGGGCCATGGAGCCCATGCAGATGTCCCCGACCGTAGAGGGCTTGGCCCCGATGGGCATGGCTCAAGGCGGCCTAGCTGATGTGGCCTCCTACTTGGCTGCGCAGGGCCGCAATGGCGACAGCATACTTGCGCACATCACCCCGCAAGAGGCTTCACTGCTCAAGCGCCGTGGCGGCTCAGGCACGATCAATCCTGTTACCGGCTTGCCTGAGTTTTTCTTAAAGAAACTTTTTAAGAGCGTCAGTAATGTTGTCAAAGACGTGCTCAAGAGCCCTGTTGGCAAGATTTTGGCTACCGTTGCGTTGGCCACGGTCCTCGGGCCAGCCGCCTTGGGTTTTTCGATGGGAACAGCGGCAGGTCTTGCCAGCGCAGGGGTTACGTTGGCCAGCGGCGGCTCACTTAAACAGGCTCTGGTTTCTGGCGCCATGGGTTATTTTGGCGGTGGCGGCACGATCATGGGCGTAAACCCTGTGTCTTCCTTTGGCAGCGCCCTGTCTGGAATAGCTCCAGTTGGTAGTGCCTTAAANACGGGCCTGTCTACCGGTTTGATCGGTGCGGGCATTGGAAAACTAAGCGGCATGAGCACCGCAGATGCCTTGAAAATGGGTCTAGTTTCTGGTGGATCAGCGGCGGGTATGGCCGCACTAAATGCCCCTGCAACACCTGGTTCCGAAGCAGCTCCAACAACCNCACCTGCGCCTAGCACTGATGGTTCTGTTCCCCCCGTCTCGNCCCCAGGATCGATTGGTACAGTAGGCACTGCACAAGACCTGTTAAGGGNCCCCGGCGGCAGCATGCCGGTCGACTANCAAGCAGACTATTACCAACAGATNGGCATTGACCCTAAAACAATGTCGACGACCAGTGCTGGAGCATCGCCAAGTAACATCCAGATTGAACGCAACATGTTGGGCATGACTGGGCCAATAGACACTGCACGCCAGTTTGTCCAAGAGCCTTTGACCGTGACCAAAGACATAGCTACTGGCGCCAAAGATTTGTACAAGGAGTACCTATCGCCCAGTCGTCCAGGTCTTCCCGCTAACGCCGGCCTTATGAGGCAATACGGTCCCCTGGCGCTTGCCGGAACGGCTGCAATAGGTGCATTCGGTGGTATGAAGAGTGATCCTTCCAACCCAAATCCTGCGTTTAACCGTGCCTACACGGGTTCTGACTACATGCGGGATAACCCTGACAGGTTTTCAGGGGGCTTGGACACCTACACCCGGCCCACAACACCGGACAGCCCAATTGTGCCGACACCTTCTTACGGCTCTATACCAATTGGCCAGCCCGGCAACATAGTTCCAATGGGCGCAACCATGAGCCCCGGCGGCGTAGCACAGCCCTATAACGTGGCAGGCCTGTATGGCGTTCCTTTGATCTACGGCCAAGACGGCCAGTTGCGTCGTATGGCCAAGGG